CTCATTCCAGTTGTTGTCATCTTTAAAGATAGAGGCAAAGCCCATAAGTTTTTCTTTTATGTAAGTAAAAAATTTCATCTGTTTAAATGAATGGGTTTGAAGTGGTACAAAGTTAGAGTAAAAAGAAAAGCCCCTTGAGGGGCTTCAGCTTATTAAATGCTATGCTTTATTCAACCAGTCCTTCACAATTATGCGATATAAGCGATGATTGTACCAGCGCTAACAGATAGACTACTGAACAAGCCTTGAACTTTAGTTCCGTTGATTAGCTCTAGAGCTGTTATGTTACTTCCGTTAACAGAAGTGGCAGTAACAGTTGCTGTCGCATTTGCAGTGCTACCCACAACCTCAAAAGATCGGTAGTATTCTCCAGAGACAGGAGTAAATGAGGAGGTTATTACCCGAAGGCCTGACTGACCAAGTGAGGCCAGTTGGTAGTTTACGGGATTGGTGATGTTTGAGTAACCCATATCGGGGAAGTTTTAAGTTTTAATGCTGAAACGCACTACAAAAGTAAACCAAAAAGAAAAGCCCCTTGCGGGGCTTTGCCTTAACTAGACTGTGATAGGTCACAGCCACTTAGGGATCTATTTACTCTACGATTTCTGCCTCAGGGACGGGGGCGGGGGTAAACTCTCCAGTCTCTAGGTCGACAAGTCCAAGCTCAATTAAATCATCGGGCATCTTTGACCCCTTCATCAAGTTGTGTCTCCACCATAATGGCTGAAGGTTCGTATAATGACATAGTGTAAAAATCTCATTTTCGTCCTCAGCACAGTAAAGAGGTATGATGTGGTCTATGTGCCATTCACCATAGTTATCCCAACTCATACCGTCTCTAAATTGAGATTCAATGTGATTTCTTAAAACATTAGTATTACACCCAAGATGCTCAGAGCTTCTCTGTCTCCCATCAGCTGTTTTACTTAACACCTTTCTTATCCTACCTCTGAAGGCATTTAGAAATTGTTGTATGGGATTTTCCTTAAAGTATGCTCTATTTTTTTCGTTAATCTTCTCTCTGTTATTTTTCTTCCACTCTCGCTTATAATTAGAATAATGTTCTTTATTCTTTTCGTAATGCGCTTTCTTCTTTTCCCTTAGTACTTCTTTATTTTTGTCTCTGTTGGTGCGGTTTATTTCGCTAACACATTTTCTACAATAATAGTCTAGACCGTCCTTTTGGTCTAAACGCTTATTGAAGTCATCTAAAGACTTATCTAAATTACACTTACGACATTTCTTCATAAAAAACCCCCATATTTGGGGGCTTTGTTTATTCTACTATTTCAGCTTCTGGAACTGGAGCAGGAGTGAATTCTCTGGTTTCAATATCCACCGAGCCATCTCCGTGCTCGGCTTGGATAGCGTCTGTAGCCTCCTTGAGTTTAGCCTGCTGCTCTTCGTATGCCTTTAACAGGGCATTCTTGCGCAGCTCAGCGAGCATAATAACTCCAAGCTCCATCTGGATTGCTTGCAGGTTCTTCTGGGATTCCTTTACTGCGTCAAGCAGCTCTTCTTTGACTTTAGTCATTTTAATTTAATTTAGGTTAGTAAGGATTTAAGCTTCTGGCTCGGTTACTTCGGGCTCAGTCACTTCGGGAGTGGGTGGAACCGGAGGCACAGGCTGACCAATTACCAACGTGATAGATGTTGGGTTGATTTGTCCTGCGATTTGGTTCGCCACAGAGGTTTCGAGATTCGCTACTTGCTCTTCGCCCATAGCGGCGGTGCACCATCCGGTAGCAATCTCATTGGTAAGGTCTTCAAAGGGAACGAACGTATCGGGGTCGATGTCTTCGGCCTTTACGGTTTGTGTTCCGATAACTGTTGCTGAGTAGGTCTTGGTATCAACAGCTTCTGTGCCTGTTAGGCGCCAGTGGATGTTGTACACTACGTCAGTGAGTTCCGTACCCTGTTCGTCTTTGGTAGGGTAGCAGTCGACTGTGCGGCAGTCCCAAGTGTAAATGATATCGCTCATCGTTATATACTAATTAGTGAGGCAAATATACGAAAGTTTAGCAAGCTGAAATGCTTTCAATAAACCCCTCACTCGTAATATTATGTGCTGCGTTACACTGAGTGGACCCGTACCACTGCCCATCACCATTGTATGCGGTTGTCAGTGCACTGTTGGTGTACAGCGTAACTCCCTGAGCAGGGCAGGCGGCGGTGCCGCCACTACCGGAGAAGTATAGCGTTAAGTCATCTGCCTCACGACCCTCACAGGCTTCCGCTGCGGTCGAGTATGGATTGTTATAGATTGCAAAGGTGTTGTATGCGGCGTATGAGTATCCGTAGAACTCACTAACCGCGTCGGGGTCTACGAACCCGACTAGGTTAGACATCGCTCCAAGTGAGCTGTTGGCCTGCGCCTGCTGTAGCTCTACCCTGATATCGTTAAGACTAAGCTGTCCACTACTTGGTAAGGCCATCTAGTTGTGCTTTTAGTTCGTTTACTTGTTGCGTAAGCTCCTTTATTGACTCAATCAAAAACGGAACCAGTGAGGTGTAAGATACAGTCTTCATCGTGTCTCCATTGAGGAGCTCCTTTTCAGACACTACCTCTGGTGCAATCTTTTCAATCTCTTGGGCAATCACACCGAACTCACGACCCGAGCGAACAGCAGTCCAGTCAAACGATACACCACGCATCTGGTTCACCTTGTCAAGTGCTGACTCAATGGGCTGGATGTTGGTCTTGTATCGTGCGTCAGAGATAGTCGTTGAGTAAGCAACTACGTCTCCGTCGGCAAGGAAGTCACCGTTGTCAACCATACGGAACTTCTCGTCAGAGACGGACACAACGGTATTGTCATCGGCACTATTGAGGCAGAATCCTAAGTGACCACGACCGTACCCAGTCCCTAGGTTGCTGTGGAACAGAATTAGACCTTTGGTGCGGTCCATTGTTCCGGTGGTGTCTTCCTTCTTAAAGTAGATACCAGCATTGCCAGCGTCGTTGGCTCCCTGCACCATCATATAGCCGTCGGTGGCCCCGAGTACGTGGAGAAGCTGCTGAGGGGCTGTCGTACCGATACCTACGTTGCCTCCAGACAATATTCGCATCCTTTCAGCAGCAGTAGTATTAAATACTATAGGAGCTGCTTCATTAGTTTCTATAAGGAGAATACCTGTGCCCCTGTGTGTTATGGCAGAAGATGTATTAGCGCCTCCATTATTCCTAATCATTCTAAGACCATAGTCAGGATAAGTAGTGTCGCCAATTAAGTCAACATAAGCGAATCCATTACCCGTTCTACTTGCCCCTATCTCTAAAGAATATTCAGAAGCTGAACCGTGACCCAAGTCTAAACTACCTTCAAACCTACCATCACCAGCTACGTGGAGCTTTTCGGTAGGGCCCGTCGTACCAATGCCGACGTTGCCATTATTCAAGATTATCATCTTGGTCGTAGATGTAGTTCCAGTCATAAACCGAATGCCCTTGTCGGACTGAGTGCGCTGGGCCAGCGTGAGCCAACCCAAATCAGCAACTAACGTTATTCCGTTTTGAGTGTATACATCGGAATCAGCACCTCCTCTTACGAGAAAATAGCCAGCGTTGGCATCACTGCCAGGAGACGCGAATTTAAAACCCGCATAACTGCTGCTATCGTTTGGTGGCCTAAATCCTAAGTCATAATTCTCTTTATATCCAGCAGAAACTCCTGACCACCCTACGTTGGTAGCAGTTGCCGCGTTGCCGTCAATACTAACACCTGTTAGAGTCTGAGCCGCAGAGGCCCTGCCCAAATCAATGGAGGTAGTTCCTACAAAGAAGGAGCTATTGGCAAGCATTGCGTTTGTTATCGCTCCGTTAGCAATAGCCGTAGTTATTGCAGTTGTTCCTGAACCTGTGACAACACCGCTTAAAGTAATTGTTTGGTTAGCCGTGAGGTAGGTTGATGAATCAACAGTTCCATCTGCTTTAAGGAACTGAGCAGCAGTACCGCTTGTCTTAATAAACGAGGTGGCTTCTACACTACTGCTGAAGGTGGCAGTTACTGAGCTGATTCCACTTCTTGTAAATGTGACGGCATTGACTCCATTTGTATAAGTATCATTTACTGCTCTTAATCTGTAAACACCTGCGCCTACTGGGGCTCCAGCTTGCCATACCCAATTTTTCTCATCAGTTGCTTGGTCTGAGGCGTTCAATTGAAAATCAACCAAGCCAGTTTTAGATAAAGAAAGCAATGACGATGGACTCGTAGTCCCAATGCCGACGTTGCCTGCGCTGGTGATGCGCATACGTTCGGAAGAAGCGGTTAAGAACTTAATAGTATTTGGGTCGGTAGCACTTCCGCCAGCAAGGGCTATTCTACTTCTATATCCAGCTGTTGAACCAGCTTCAATGATGGCTGTTGAAGCATCTGCTCCAGACCCTACTGTGGTATCATATGGATAAGCCCTTCCTTGAAGTCTTCCTGTTTCTGACAACCAAATATCACCATTAACATCAAGCTTGGCCCCCGGAGCCGTCGTCCCGATGCCGACGTTGCCGCCATTTGATGCAATCGAAATACTTTTCCAAGACAGAGCTTGGTCTACGGCTTGTATTACGCCAACGTCATTTACTAAATCATAACCAAGCAATAACGCTTTTGTATCGTCCCCCGTGTCGGAAACCCAAACTGCATAAGTATTTTCGTTGTTTACTGTTAATGTTGGGCCTACTATTTGAAGTTTAGATTTGGGCGCAGTCGTCCCGATGCCGACGTTGCCGGCTGCGGTGATGCGCATCCGTTCGGTAAGATTATCGCCATTTAATCTTGTTTGAAATGACAGGTAAGATGCATAATTACCAGAGGTAGCGTTTTCTTTTCTTCCGTTTATTGTTGCAAAAGTCACACCAGTATTTGCTCCATCGTTGCCCGCAAATGCAATTCCAGCTCCAACATTTTGAGCACCAGCTGTTGTGTCTCTTAATAACATTACAATATTAGAAGAACCAGTACCTGTAGATGTTGCAGCACCAACTCCAGCAATATGCATACGAACACCGTAAGTGTCCGTGTCACCAATGCCGACGTTGCCGGCCGTGGTAATTCGCATCGCTTCGGAACCAATGGTTGCAGCTTCACCATTTGGATAAAACGTGATATATCCACCGGCAGCCGACGACCTATTGTCAATTCTAAATTCACCAGTTCCAGCGTTTGAATATATCAATCCGGGATATGTATCATTGCCGATTGCAATCGTTCCAATATTTGTACTATCCTTTACGTGCAATCTATAGCCAGGAGCCGTCGTCCCAATGCCGACGTTGCCGCCATTGAAATGAGTTATTCCACTAGAGCGAATAGCAATCGTTGTTGAGCCAGCTGATGTACTTGCAAACAGTCCAGCATCTATTCCTCCAGCCGCATAAGCGTGAACATTCCCAGATACGTGGAGCTTTTCATTTGGCGCCGTCGTACCAATGCCGACGTTGCCTGCACTGGTGATGCGCATACGTTCAGAACCACCTACTTCAAACTTTAAAGGACCGTAACCACCGCTTCCAAAGTAGGATGCCTGTAGGGCAGTTCCATCAGAGGTGGTTGTACTGTTTACTATTGTGAGGGAAGACCCATTTCCTGTTCCAGTGTACTGAGTGAAGATAGCATCTCCGCCAAAAACTGATAGTTTATGTCCCGGACTCGTCGTTCCAATGCCGACATTTTGAGCTGACGTAATAGTCATAGCAGCGGTTAGATTGCCTCCGCCATTAGTATCTACAGCTGTTAAAAACTGAAGTCCACCACCCCAAGCCGATGCAAAATCAAATGCTCTAATTCCGGCCAAATTGTATTCTCCAGCATTTGGATTAGTAGCATAAGATAAGTAGTTTGTAAATCTTAATAATGGACCATCTCCAGTCCCCGCATAAGAAGACGTTAATCTAAGTGCCTCAATACTATTTCCAGTAGTTCCAGTCCATAAATGTAATTTAGTGTTTGGATTTGTGGTGCCAATGCCGACGTTGCCATCGCTAGTGATGCGGAGACGTTCGGCACTATTTGTAACTAGTATTATTGGATAAGCGCCTTCAGAATATAGATAGCGACCATAAGCTGACCCAAAACCAGAACCTGATGAACTATCTATTGATAGATAAAAGCTTCCGCTTGAGTTGTTTAACTGTACGTATGGATACCCTGTGCCTGAGTCTTGAATAAAATTTCTTGGGTTTGAGCCATATATGTGAAGCAGAGAAGCTGGACTACTCGTCCCAATGCCGACGTTGCCGCCGGATTTAACGTATAACTGATTTGTTGTATTTCCGCCCGCACCTACTACGATGTCACCATTGGCAGTGAGATAAGACACGGCAGCAGTGTGCAAGACAACCACATTAGTGCCATCGCCAATAGCAAACTTGTTCCCACTGTAGCCGGTAGCTCCAACACTGCCAATTTGCAATGTGTTGGCTGGCGCCGTCGTACCAATGCCGACGTTGCCAGCGCTGGTGATGCGCATTCTTTCACCGTCAGTATTTGCGGCAGAAGTGCCAAAAACAAGTGCGGTGTTTACTTGAGATGTAATACCAAATACACTTTCACGAATGCTTTCTATATATCCTCCGTTTGCTGTTCCATTTACACCGCCCGTCCCATAGGAGTGCTTGAACAAGAATCCAACCTCCCCAGTGGTGTCACTTCCGCTTTGCGGAATAGTGCCACTCTGAAGTATTATTAAGGAGTTTTTAGATGAAGCATTTGTTGGAAGAAGTCCGAAATAAGCAATCGGGTCGGTAGTCGAGTCGTTAACCGTTAAACGATAAGCTGGACTCGTCGTCCCAATGCCGACGTTGTAATTGAATATTGAATTCCCACTATTTAGAATCCTAATAGCATTAAGTCCGCTTGTTGTTTGATAGCCCGGGTCACTATTTACTGCCGCTACGTTTATATATATACCGTTTGATACATTTGAAGTAGAGCGTATTACTGCGTTTCCATCTCCAACTGAAAATGTAAGTTTTTGCTCGTTAACTTGCGTACCGTCAATTGTTTCAACTAAAGATAAAGTTGCTACGTCTGTCTGCGCAATAACAACTGTGTCATAAGAGACTCTAACAGGATTATTTCCATTTACAAAATTAGCTATAGCATTTGTGGCTGAGTATGTTTGGTTGTCAACTTCTAATAAAGCAGCAGGACTAGTCGTCCCAATACCAACTCTTGCTCCTCCGGAAGCTGCGGTACCTCCGGTTAATCTCATTACTTCCGTTTGGGCGGACACTCCATCGTAGGTGGTAAACTGTAGATGGTATCCTGAGATACCTTTGATATAGTTGTCTCCATTATTCCAAGTGATACCGTATCCTTGAGTAAGACGTAAATCACCGTCCTGTACAGCGGCACCACCTACTACGTGTAGTTTATAGGCAGGACTAGTCGTCCCAATGCCGACGTTGCCATCATATCTAATAACCATTGCGGTATTAGTCACTCCTGACACATAGCTGTTAGATGTTCCGAAGAATATCGTTGTTCCTGCGCTTGTATCTGTCTTTGTTCCAATTATTGATATTGGAACATTGTTATATTGGGCTAATGTTATAGAGGATATATAGCCAGACGTATCCCCTCCGTCTATGTGTAAAGTGCCAAACGCAGTACCAGTCATAGAGGTCCTAGCTTGAGACCTGTAAATCTCTAATGGTGCGTCTGGAGACGTCGTCCCAATGCCGACGTTGCCTGATGAGTTTATTGTAAATGCAACACTTGGATATGAACCAGGATTAGTAATGTTAAAGCTATTTGAAGCACCTTGAAATATCAATGTGCTATCAAGCGTATATCCGCTATCCGTTCCAGTACCGTTTGTGTAGATTCTTCTAGCTCTAATTTGATTTCCAGTGCCAGAAGTGCCCAAGTCTAAAGCATAATCTGGACTTGCAGTATTGATACCAACTCTATTATTAACGGCATCTACAACTAACGTATTTGAGTCCACATTGACTCCACTCAGGTAACGAATTGGCATAGTTTCTTTAGTTTATAGTTGCAAATTTACGAAATAAGAAGGGGGTGGCTATTAGCCAACCCCCACTCAATCATCATATAATACTGATGTGTTGTTTATGAAACACGGGCAATAACCACTCGGTAAGCGTTGCTCGAAGGCGCCGTAGCAAACGTCACTACAACAGTGTTGACAGTACTTCGAACTACATCGGTGAATACCGTATCATAGGTAGCATTATCGTACACCTGAACGATGACATCTCGGCTGTTAAGGCTGTGAGTAATCGTGTAGGCAGTGTTCGTTCCGTCTCCTACGCTAGCAACCGCTCCACTTCCGTCGATGATAGCCTGAACAGCAGCAGTGAAGTCCGTCACCTGCGATGCCGTGATGGCAATCGCTACGTTGGCGGCAGCAGTAGCACGTCCCTTCGAGTCAAACGTAATCTGAGGCACGCTACCGGCTAAGCCGTAGCTTCCTGCCGTGACGGCGGTGTTCGCAAGCGTAAGGCCTGCTGTGACGTTCGCAGTGCCATCAAACGTAACGGTCCACGTAGCGTCACCAGTGATGCTGATGGTCCTGGCGGTCTGAAGGGCCGTAGCCGTAGAGGCGTTACCGGTAAGGTCTCCCGTTACGTTGGCGACAAGGCGACCAACGGTAAGGCTGGAAACAGTAGAGGTGGGCTCCGTAGCGGTGAATCCAAGGCTGAAGACAGCCTCTCCCACCGAGCTAGCAGAGGCATCGTAGAAGAACGAAGCGTACTTCGTTCCGCTGTTGACGTAGTTGCCATAGAAGCCGATGTCTACGCTGTTCGCCACGTTGGCGTTGGCGTACTGCATCATATTGTCGCCAATAGACACAATGATGCTGTCAATGGTGGTGGTAGTTCCGTTTACGTCAAGGTTACCGCCAATCGTTACCGTTGACCCGTCGTCGGTAATAGACGAGTTGATGAACTGGCCATTGGTGGAATCCCACTTGGAAACAGTGTTGTTGGTAAGTGCTCCTGCGTTCTTGAGCTGTACATCGTCAGCGTTGACGGTGATACCCGTTCCTGCTCCGATGTTTAGCGTAGCACTTGCTCCAAGGGCAACAGTGCCTCCACCAGTCAAACCAGCACCAGCGGTGTAGGTTACGCTTGAGTTGGTAAGCGATGCGTTGGGAATGGAGGCAAGGGCAAGCGTGGTTCCCGTGATGTTGATACCCGATGCGGTAGAGACCTCCAAGAACTTAGACGCTCCTGCGCTATCGTCCCAGAAGAATATGCGGTCGGCGTTGGGGTCCGTAAGGTCCTCAAGGCCTAGGTGCTTGAGCTGTACGTCGTCGACGTTAACCTGAAGACCTACGCCCTGTCCTACGTTAAGGGTAACATCGCGGGTTCCGCTAGAGGTAAGACCAGCGCCAGCGATTACGCTACGCACATCACCACCTACGTCAACCCAGTTGGTTCCGTCCCAGAAGTAGATTGACTTGTCTCCTGCAGAGGAGTCGTAGTACACCTGACCCTCATTAGGGGATTCCGGGGCGGTGGCCAGATTTTGAATGACGGCGTTCAGTAGCTGTGTCTTGGTTAAGTCAAGACCTGCTGTCGCTTTTATTTGTGATAGATATGTAATAGCCATAGCTTAGTTGAAAAATGCCTCGCCACTGAAGGCTCCGGAAAATGTTAGGGTTACTTGATTGAGTGAATTATATAAAACCTCCCCAAAGACAACATTGTCGGCAGAGTCTACCACCGTTACGGAGCAGTATTTGTTAAGGTTGTGGGTTATGACCCACGTAGCAGAAGGG